GTTTCCTATTGATGAAACAGAATTTAATATTAAAGTTGAAGCTGCGGAAAAAGCTGCAACAGTTGGGAGGTCATTCAGTTTTGATTATGCCGCAAAAAGCTTTGGAGTACTTGACGGTGCAATAAAAGAATGTACAGGAGTTGAGGCGGTAAAGCAGTGGATTGAACTTTTAATAAGAACAAATCCAAGTAAATATGTGGTATATGAAGAGGATTTTGGTGTGTCTACAGATGAGCTTATTGGCTACAAGAGTATGCCGCTGGGTTTCATTTATAGTGAATTGAAAAGAGAAATTCAGGAAGGGCTTAAATTAAATCCATCCATTGACAGTATGGATAATTACAGTGCAAGCCGAGACAACGGTGTGTTAACAATAAGCTTTACAGTTTATTTAAAAGATGGGGCAAGCGGGGAGGTGAGCGTTAATGTCTGATGTTAATACAATTCATAGTGAAATTCTGAGAAACATAAGCGATACATACCAAAAAACAACAGGTTATCCTACCTACGATTTGACAAGAGCCTTTGCAATTGAAACGCTGGATTTATTAGAAAAGGCTGGACTTGTGGAAGATAAACTTGACGTTGATAATCTGGTAGGTAATGAATTAACAAGGTTCGTTGAGCAGAGAAAAGGTATAGAAAGAAAAGTAGCCACATATGCAACATGCAGTTTAACGGTAACAGGAAATGGCACTGTTACTAAAGGGGATTTACTTGAAAGTACAGGAGGCATACAGTTTGCTGCTACCGAAACAAAAGCAATTACCACAAGTGGAACAGTAAACGTACAAGCTACAATAAGCGGCACTGCAGGCAATGTGGGAATTGGCAGTATATCAAAGATACCCGTTACAATTGCAGGAATAGCAAGTGTAACTAATACCGCGGCGGCAACAGGCGGCTATGGTGAAGAAACGGACGATAGCTTAAGGAATAGGTATTATGAAGCATTGCAAAAGCCTGCTACAAGCGGCAATATTTACCACTACGAACAGTGGGCTAAGTCTGTTTCTGGCGTTGGTGATGCAAAGGTGTTTCCTTTATGGAATGGTGACAATACGGTGCAAGTAGTTATTATCAACTCCGATAAGGGTGTTGCCGACAGTGCGTTAATCGGAACAGTACAAGCTTATATTGACCCCAATATTAGCGGAACAGGCCAGGGACAAGCACCTATAGGGGCTTACTGCACCATTGTATCTGCAACTGGGGTGAATATCAACGTATCCGTTACTATCCAATTGATTTCTGGATATGTATTATCGTCTGTTATTACAGCAATTGAAGAAAATATAACATCATATTTGCAGGAGATTGCCTTTGAGCAAAATTATGTATCCTATGGAAAGATTGCAAATGCCATAAATGATACGGCTGGTGTTTTGGACTATTCCAAATTATTAGTAAATAGTGGAACTGCCAATATTGAAATAGCTGTAAAAGAGGTTGCAATATTGGGGACGGTGACGGTTAGTGAGTAGCAAAAATGAAATGGTTAAGCATTTACACAAGCTATACAGAACTGACCCATGGGTGAACCAGCTGTTTAACTCCGCCGGTATTGAAATGGATAAAATACAGGAGTTGCTGGTGGAAATTGAACATCAGTTTTTTTTCGATACTGCCACACAGACAGGGCTTGGGGTGTATGAAAAGGAGTTAGGCATCACAACAAGGAAAAGTGTTAGCATAGCCGATAGACGTTCAACCATTGCGGCTAAATGGAAAATGGGCGGTATATCCAGTTTGGAGTTAATGCAGATGATTGCTGACAGTTGGTACAACGGGGCTGTAGAGGTTAAATTTATTAACGGTAAAATAAGTGTTCAGTTCGTTTCGATATACGGCATACCTACGGATTTGGAAGCTTTGCAAGATGCTATAGGGCAGATTAAGCCGGCGCATTTGGCCATTTACTATACATTTAAATACAGAATGCATAGCCAACTTACACCGTTTACACACGCACAATTGGCAGCTTATACACACGCACAATTAAGAGGGGAGGCGCAAACAATTGCCTAAATATACAGCAAATTATAATCTAAAAAAACCTTTAGATACAGAGTTTTACAATATTAATGATTTTAACGGCAATGCGGATAAAATTGACACAGCTATATCGGAAGAGAAGGTGGCAGTACAGACGTGGGCAAAAGATACATTCAGCAACCCTAACATGCTGATAAATGGTGATTTTCAAGTATGGTTAAATGGAGTTATATTCACCCCATCTTCTGGATATAATTCTACTGCCAATAAGTGGCTATCTAGTCAAGGAATAATGAATGGGGCAAAAATTGAAAAGATTACAAAGGGTCTCAAATTAACTTGTCTGACTAGTGTTGCAGGTAGTTATGCAAGAATAGAACAGCGTGGTAGAAAAAACGCTTACTTGAGAAGTTATTTTGATGGCAATCATGACATATCAATATCTGCAAGAATAAATGGTGTTGTGTATAACGGAACAATAAACACGGCAAATAGCAATACTAGCGTGATATATGTAGTAGGCAGTATTTTAAACGGTAGTTTTAGTTTTGGGATAAGTACACAAAGTATGACAGATTATGATTATAGAATTGTTATAGATAATTATAACATAGCAATACCACTAGAAATTGAATGTATTAAATTGGAGTTAGGTTCTATAGCAACTTCTTTTGTTCCTAGAGATTATGCACAGGAACTTCAAGACTGCTTGATGTACGATGGCGAAACCTTGACTACTCCTTATAGTAATTATAACCATATTATAAATGGCGATTTTCAAGTGTGGCAAGGAGGAACAAGTTTTAATTTCACTGTTCAGAGCACTGACTATGTCGCAAATAGATTTATGGTGTTTCACCAAGGTGCTTGTGCTGTTATTAAGGATAATAAATGGCTTAAATTTACACCGAACAACGTAGGAGTAAACACACCCCTTACATGTATTGCAATTCCAGAAAATTTAAAAGGGAAAACTGTAACATTGTCCTTTAAGGCTAAAGCAAGTGAAAGTCTTTCAGTAGAAACGTGGTTTTGGAATGGCAGATTTACTGGTATAAATTATATCATTCCAAAAACTACCACAAATCTCACCACATCCGAAACCACAATCACAAAAACACTCACAATACCACAGGACTGTGAGTTGCTTGAAATATGGTTTACAAGAGTGACTAGTTTGTCGGGCAAAAGTGTTTGGATTAGCGAATGCAAGCTTGAACAGGGTGTAATAGCTACACCATTTACCACTAGAGATTATGCACAGGAACTTCAGGACTGTTTAATGTACGATGGAGAAAAAGTAATAACACCTTACAGCAACCCTAATCTCCTTATTAATTCAAATTTTATCAACTCTGTAAATCTTAGAGGTGCAACAACATATATCAACCAATATGGTGGGTATGACACTATAAATAAATGGTACTCCACACAACCCATACAGCATGGTTTTCAAGTTGCAAACGTAAATAATGCAAACGGATTGAGTCTTCTTTTGCAAGATGGTGCTACATGGGGCGAATTTAGACAGCATATAAAAATCCCCTCTAAGTATGTTGGCAAGGTGTTTACGATGTCTGCAAAAATCTATGGTGAAATTTTAACCAAAACAGATACGCTTAAAGCAGATGTGGCTTCTAACGGTATTTGCCACTTTACTTATGACACAAGCCGGGGGGTAATTATTGCCAGACTTGCAATGGGTGGGGATACAGGGGTAACCTCATTAAGCAATGTTGAATGGGTAAAATTAGAGCTGGGCTCTATTGCAACCCCTTACGTACCAAAACCTTATGTTGAGGAACTACAAGATTGTTTAATGTATAATGGGGAAGTATTAACCACACCTTATTCTAACCCAAACTTATTAATAAACGGTGGATTTGATATTTTGCAGAGAGGTATAAGTTTTACTGGGAATATGGCATACTGTGCTGACAGATGGCTGTTGTGGAATGGAGTAAGTTCCGTTACATTTCCAACCAATACATCTATTGCACCCTATCGGTATAGTTTAAAACTTATGTGTTATCCAACACCGTCCTACCACATACTT